CGTTTCGGTGCAGCCATGACATTCAGCAAGTTGTCAATCTTGCCCGCAGTCTGATCGTGCAGCATCGCCATGTCCTGCTGCAATTTCTCGACGTTTTGCAATGCCATCTGCACGCCGTTACCTAGCTCGGCAGTCATGCGCTCAGCCGAAGCATTTGCAGCCTCAACTAGCGGGATATCAACGCCGGGGTTAGCACCTATCCGCGCAACGGTAACTTTTGTTGCTGCATCAAGCTCAGTTTTCCAGCGGTTGTACTGTTCTTCCATCTCGGCTTTCTGACGGTCAAACTCCAATTTCTGCGCGTCCATCTGCGCCCGCATCTGCTCGACTTCGACTTCGCGCTGCGTCTTAGCCTGTTCAAGCTGCAACTTTGCTTGATCCATTTGCATTTGCGCTTGCAACTTTGCTTGCTCAATCTGCATCTGAGCCTGCATTTTGGCCTGTTCAAGCTGTCCGTCTGCCTGCATCTTGCCTTGCGCCATTTGCTGTTCTGCTTGCATCTTCAGCATTTCAGGATTTGGCTGCGGTTCGACCGGAGGCTTGTTGACTAGCTTGTTGATCGACTGATCAATAGCGCCCTCGATCTGCCTTGCACCCTTAAACGCACCGACGCCAAACTTGAGCAGTTCGCCAATCATCGGGATCATTTCGGGTACTTTCTCACCTAACGGCAATGCTTCGCGCAAGAACGAGCCAAACGCTTGCAGAAACTCGCCGCGCTCTTGCTTCATCTTCTGTTCGTCAAGCTGAACGAGGGAGTCAGCGGCCACTTCAATGCGGAAGTTCCGCAAAGGCTTGTCTTTCAGCAACGCAAGAGCTTGGGGGATCAACTGTTGATCTTCGGGCTGCAACTGATCCGCTGCCGCATATTGCAGAATCGTCTCGGGCTGGAACTTGGTGCAAATAACCTGCGCCTTGAGCCTGAGAAGCCCCGTAGCGAACAGCGCCACATCTTCCTGCATTGATCGCAGTCGAATCGAGGCATATTGCCCTTTAATCTGCTGTGCTGTAGCCGTTTCGGAAGCAAACGACGATCCACGGATAATGTCCGAAAGACCTGTGATTTCATAGATTTGGTTCTTGATCTCAGTCCGCGCCTGATAGCATTGAATCAGCGTCTGAGCGATCATGTCGATGGGCAGAAAGTCGATAGCGCCCTTCAAGCCACCTTTTTCGCCAAACGCCAGCCAGGTATCAACAGGCAGTAGAGCGTTGTTCTCGCCCTCGGTCATCAGTCGCTGCAATGCGGGCTGTGACGCGTCATAAACGCCCCTAACGCGCAAAGCCTTGACGAGTCCATCTATCCTATCGGACAGGATATCAAGCTCGTTAGCCTGATCCTGATACAGCACAAAGTCGGCCACCGGCACAAGGGTGTCGCTTGTCATGGTGGCGTAAAGCGGACGCGGGCAGGGGAAAAATCCTTCTAGCTCTAGCGGGTCGTCGCGCTCGTCAATGATGTTTGGCATCGACTTGCTGAACCAGTAGACCTTGCCGGTCTCTTTGTCCCAGTATTCACAAATCTTTGCGCGGGTGTGTTCTTTCGTGCTTTGGCCATACTGCTTGAGGGTGTCCGGGCCTGCATCGAAAGGAATCTTGTTGCCGACTTCCTCGCCAAAACGCTCAATCAGCGCCTCGCGGGTCATATACACCCAACGCCAAACTGCCGTTACTTCCTCCCATGTGCGAGCGACTGCATGGCCGAAGTCTTTCCAATGCACATAGTCAACGGGAGCGCATTCGTACTCAATCTGCTCCATCGGTTCGTCACCGGCCAGCGCTTGATTTCCAGCTTCCGGCTCGTCTATGTCCTCGGTGACTTCTAGTCCATCTTCCGGCATATCAATTGCTTGAACGTGCGGTTCATAGCGCACCCAAGACGTGCCACGCCCGCCAAGAAAGCGATCCTCGACGCAATGCTTCATCGTGCTGCGAAAGTCGGGATAATGCTCGATCTCAAAGTCCAGCGCCCGTTCGATCAGCAACGAGGCAACCCGTCCAACTTGGTCGTTATCACCGAAACGCCTTGACACATCAGCTTTGGGCAGACGCGCATAGACAGCAGGGATCAGCGTCTGAACGTTGCTCCATAGGATGTTGAACTTGGCAGTCTCGTTCGTGTTCTGACTGCGGTTGTCGTCCCGATAACGCTTGATGATCTTCTGAGCGCGGGCTTCCCACTTCTTGAAGTCGTTATCGTAGGCTGCAACGTTGTGCATCAGCTTTTGCAAGCCTGTGCTCTGTTCTTCGCTCATTTGTTTCGCTCCGAGATAGCGCGAGCCTTGGCGCGGGCATCCTCTTTACTGGATGCTCCCCACGCCTTCAACGCTAACGCCAATCGAGTTGGACTACCGTTCTTTTCCATCGGCCCGGGCATATTGCCCATGCGTGCCAAGAATGACGCTCTGCGCGGATTGTCACCTGCCTTGACCGGTGGCTTCAATGTGCCGCCCGTCTCAGCTTTGTACGAGGCTCGCCCCTTGGCATTCAGACCGCCCTCGGGATTCTTGCCCTCGCTACGCGTCCATGCAGCAGTCATTTTTTCTCCGGCTTTGCAGTCTTAGCAGATTCGCGGAAGTCTTTAGCAGTCGGCGCACCGGGATCGCCAGGCTTACGCATACGCTCGCCCGAACCGGCTTTGATCCGTTCTTGCTTTGCTAGAATGTTGGCGTACAACCCGGCTTTGTTCATGCTGTGAAGATTCCAACAGCAATGACCGACACGCCGCTGCCAGTCGTGATCTTCCACGGGCCGGTAGCTGCTGCCATGTTGAGTTCTAGGCTATACGTTCCAACGGGAGTCGTTGCGCCAGTAATGACGATGCTTGTCGAGCCGTCGATCAGCGTGACGTTAGATGCAGTTGCGTTCGCAGCCACTACGATCAAACGGTGAACGTAATCACCGACTGCACCCGTCCCACCCAATACTTGCGCGGTTTGACTAGCTGCTACAGTTTCATACGCATAACGATACGGATTAGCTACGCCACTCATATTCGTGCTCCTTTAGGTTTAGCAGTCGCCCACATATCGTTGAGGGTAACTGTGTTCATCGGGCCTACCATCAAAGGCTTGTCTCTATCCGGCGCTTTGACTGCCGGTTCTTGCCTCCACGCAATCGCCATCATACGAAAAGCGTCTGCGGGGTGGCTAGTCGCCTCCACGCAATCGCCATCATACGAAAAGCGTCTGCGGGGTGGCTAGTCCAATCATGTCTTGGGGTCTGTCTGAAAGCCTTCTTGTCCTCGTCATACTCACGTTGGTATTGCTTTAACGCCTCGATGCCCTCGTAACACTTGTTGTCGAACCAAGTCGTCGGGATCATCTTTCTTACCGCTTGGATGCCGTCCTGTACCGAGAGATCAGGAACGATGCTAAGTGTCCCAAGCCCCAAGTGCTGTGCAAGCTGTTCGATAATGCTCTTTCCACCGCTTGCAAGGGTCTTAGCCTTTGCGTCGTGCGGTAGATAGTGCTTGCCGTAGCGGTAGCCTCGGTCGGCAATGACTTGGGCAAGTTCCTCGATGTTCGCGCCCGATACCGAGTAGAAGTCGATAACATGTATCTCTCCCCGAACGACCTGATACCACCAAATAGCCGTGTCATCCCGATAGCCCAAGTCCCATGCTGTATGCACCGGCACAATGGGATCGACAGCAATATTTGTGATGCGCCCTTGTTCTTCGGCTTCCCTGAGTTCTGTGCCGTAAAAAGAACCGAGAATTGAGGCTTCAAACGAAGTCTCCATCTCTTGCAGATACTGATCCTCGGTTAATTGCGCCCTAGCTGCTTTTAGTTCAGAGGGAGGTAGCAGCCCCGACGAAGAGGCGGGCAGGCGTAGCAAGAACCATTCAGCAGGGTTTTGCCTTGCTGTCTCGTAAATGTTCCAAAACTGATTTTTTCCCTTCGGCGTGCCACCGAACACACACCATCCCTGCTTATCAGACAGGGCGGGCCTTATCACGCTTCCGAACACACTAGGTTTGAAGTCTCCATATTCATCTAAATAGCAACCGTCGAAACCTAGACCACGCATAGCGTCGGCATTGTCAGCACCGAACAGCCTGATCTTCGCCCCGTTCATTACCGTGACCGTCAATTCGGCCTCGTTGCTGTCTGAAATGATCGGCTGAGCAAAGTTCTTCAGATAGTCCCAAACCACGCTTTTAGCCTGGCTGCGATACGGTGCTACATAACCAAACAGAGGGAAAGCTGATCTACAGGTCGCCGCTGCCCTGATAACGTCATTGATGGCCGCTACCGTTTTGCCTGCTCGCCGGTGCGCTACGAGACAGCCCCACCGCTGCGTTCGTGCATGGAACGGTAGGAATGCCGGTCGAGGCGCATAGGGCAAGATTATTTCGGATCGGCCCATCGGATCACCATTTCCTGCGGCCCGCCCTCATTACCTACGTTTTCAGTCCTAGCCAAGTCAGGGACGACCTTTTTCAGCAGGATATCCGCTGCTTTGACCTGCGTACCTGATAGTTCAATCTCGCCCTCAACGTGCTTGAGTAAGCGATTCATGATCTGACTGGCTTGAATCTTCTCTCGCCAAGCATCAGATAAA